TGGGCATGTACCACAATAGAAGTCAATCTGCTCAAAATCGTATGGGCCACGGTCTGCTGGGTAGAAGATATTGGTATCAACACCCTTACAAGCCGCCCTTTCCTGCCAACTCATACTTTCTTGACCACCTTGAGCTTGGGCTTGGTAGGCTCCATCTCTTTAATCGTGCCTTCCACGAGGTCGGCAATATTCTTGGCAGCAAGAAGGTACTTGTTACGTTCTGGGCTTTCTTCCATGACTTCAGCCAGGGTAACGCAAGCGTCCACCGCTGTGGCTAAGGTCATTAGGTCGAGTGAGCCTTCGGTCATGAGTTCTTATTGACCGTGACGGTAGACCAGAGAAGTGATGGACCAAGATCGCTCACCACAACCTCAACCTGCGAACGCTTCTGGCCTTCCTTCGTTTCATAGGTTTGCTGCTTGAGCGTTCCGAAAACTACCACTCGGTCGCCCTTCTTCAGTGAGTTGCCAGCGTTCTCCGCCAACTTACCCCATACGGTGCAGTCAAAGTATGAAACGTACTTCTCTCCGTTAATTTCACGGTTCACGGCTACTGAGAAACTCAGCTTTGCCTTACCTGAATCAAGGAACGATACCTCTGGTTCGTGGACTATGTTACCAGCGACGGTAACGGTATTGTCAAGGCTCATCGCCTACCTGCTTTCTTTTTCTTGTGTGTTACTCGTTCAGGAATGAACGATCTCATACCAGCGTCCTTTTGGAACACCGTGTACGACTCTACTTCGCCATCTAAAAGATGTGCGCTAATCCATTGGAAGTCACCTCGTAAGCCTGCCACGCGGACAATATCGCCACGCTCGAAGCCATCGTAGGGAGCTATCCATTCGCTCTTTTTCATGTACGCTCCCTCAAAAGTTCGGTGAACTGTGCAAGCGACATTACCACATAACTCTCGGCAACACCCTTCCCACGGCGCTTAATTACTGCCGCACCATACTTCTTCTTAGCGTGTACGGCTTCAATCAACGCTTCGGCTAGGAACTCGGCCAACTTAATCTGGGTCTGGTTCTTGCACTCCAGTGCGAAGCCAGGCACCCCAATGATGTCACCCTTGTCGAGGTTGTGGCCGGCACCGTAGCGACGGTCAGCTTCAGGGAACCCGTTAGCAGCGAGGTAGTCGGCTACGTCACGCTCGAACGCCGAGCCTTTAATCTTGTTCTTATTAACCACGCACGCCCCTTAAAACGTCCTTAAAGCCCTTCGGCATTGGTACTGATACTTGCCTCTGTTGCTCGACCTTACGCTCGAACTCTTCAGCCTTCTTCTTAATCTCTTCAGTGCGGTCGACTGGCTTGGGCATACGGTCACGCTGTGCCACCATAGTGTCGTAGTGCTTACGCAACTTCTCCGGTGAGAGAATCACCCCGTACCAAAAGTCGTGTGACTGGCACCAAGTGATGATGTCCATGACTTCCTGCTCCTTGTGCTTATCAATGCGTAGGAGCTTCTCCAATACGGCGAGTGAATCCTTGGTCACACGAGCATGCTTCTTGCCGTTGTGCACGATGCACTCGTTGAGGTAGGTCATAATACGTTGTGCCGCCTGCCATTCGGGAGTATCGCCAATGGTGTTGTTCTCTCGGCGAATCTCGTCGATGACTTCTTGCACCGCTTCTTTGCTGACAATACCACGCTTGACCAGGCGATTCACCACGCTCTTAAAATCAATCTCCAACATATAACCTTCTAACTTGAAGTACCACGATAAATCAATTTCCATCTAGTTCTACCAGGCGAGACATAATCCACTCCACGACTGGGACTGCCACGGCGTTGCCCATCTGCTTGTAACGGTGACCGTCAGCTTGGCCTTCAGTCCAGTTGTCAGGGAATCCCTGTAGGCGCTCGCACTCAATCGGTGTTAAACGACGCACCACTGCCTCTGTGTTAATCATAACTGTTGTCCTTGTGTCTCCCATGTCGAAGGCATTGAGCGTAGGTGCTACGCCCCCCCCCGTCCATGTTTCGTCATCGTCTTTACTTTGCGCTCTCTTCGCCTTCACGTACCACGAGATCCGTTGCATCTTTGTAATCCCTCGCTTTCAATGCTGAGAATGTTCCGTCCATTTCATACTGGCCAAAAGACTGCATGCGAGCTAGGAGCACCTGCTGGTTACCTGTTTGCAAGGTAAGGCTCATGTCCTCGCTGATTAACGGTCCTTTGCCCCCCCCCGCGGCTCCTTCTCTGTTGGTGAGTAGGATTGGACGACTGCCATCAACGCCTTCTCCAGTGCCGGTGGCAATGTTTTTCCGCGGCGTCCGGCTCGACGTAGAATCCCCTCGCATGCCTTCGCTGAGAGCGAGTATTTCGCTGGAACGTTCTCCGTCTCCAAGACAGCCGACAATGAACACTCGACGGCGACGTTGGGCGACTCCGAAGTATTGAGCGTCAAGCACACGCCATGAGACACCGTACCCCCTTTTAGCCATTTCCCCGATAACAATTCCAAAGTCTCGTCCGGAGTTGCTAGACAAAAGGCCAGGGACGTTTTCAAGGACGAAGTACTGTGGTCTAAGTTCGTCCACGAGTCGTACAATCTCCCAATATAGTCCGGAGCGTTCTCCGGCAAGACCGGCACGTTTACCTGCGACCGAGAGGTCTTGGCACGGGAACCCGCCTGTGAGGATTCCTCGATCTGGAACGAACCCTGCGCTTCTAAGTTGCTCACCTGTAATCTCCTTTATGTCGGTGAAGTGTTGTGCCTTTGGGAATCTATTCTCTAATACGCTACGAGCTGCCTTGTCAATCTCGACGGTGGCCACAACGTTGATGCCGTTGCGCTCCATAGCCAAGTCAAAGCCACCTACGCCAGCGAAGAGGGATACCGCTGTTAAGCCAGACATTGTGTGTCTCCTTGCCATTCGGGGTAGAACCCACCATTCCTTACCCAGAACCAGACTGCAACGATGTCCTGTTGCAATCTGGTCGCCTGGTTAGGGAACATGGGTAGTCGGGGTATGTAATTACGGGCATACTGCCATAGCCATACTTGGAACTGGTACAAGCCTTGGGTACCTGATGCGACATTGGTATCCACTAGCTTGTCCCGTGATTCCGAGTAGGCAATGCAAGCGAACTGCGCCTGCACTTTTGATGGCAAATATGCTATCGGGTCAGGGTTAGATACAACCCTTGGTACTGCGGCTACTGCCTCGTTGCTAGTCGAGGTAGGCTGACCGAATAGCGTCAAGAACGCCACGAAAAATATCGTGAATATCTTGTGAGGTTTGGAAATACTGCTTAGTGTTTCTCTCAACTTCATCGATCCTCGCTTCTATCTGTTCAATGCTTGGGGTGATGTCGTTCATTAGAATGGTTCCTCTTCTGTCTCGATAGCTCCGAAGGCTTCCGTCAAGTTCTGCACGGTGCCCTGATTCTTTAGTACGGCGTAGGCCTTCTTCTTACCAGCCATGACCTGCTTCTCGCTCAGGTTGCCCTTGGTGAGGAACTGCTGGGCGAGGGAGTTAAGGAACTCATCAGTGGGTGCCAGTTCGGCGGCCTTGATGATGTCCTTAATGTCCTGCGGTGCATCGCCTGGAGCGTTGAGTGGCTTCGCCTGTACGGCTGGCTTAGCGTAGGTCGGCTTGCTCTGCTCGTAGACCGCACCAGACTTAGCCTGCGTAGCCTTGTTGCCATCGTCGTCCTCATCTGCCACGAGGCCAAGGGCTGACATGTAGGCGTAGCGACGAGCGTAGGTAACCGCTGATCCTTGTGCCTGTGGGTCGTCCTTGACGAGGTGCAACTTCATGGTGTGAGCAATGAACTGTCCCGATTCGTGAATCAGGTAGGTGGTCAGTGCGTCGACACCTAGGTACTCACCTTCGATGAACTGGCTGACGGCCAGACCGTGCTTGGTAAGGATTGGTGTTGCGTGGGCTACCACGTCTGGCAGTGCCGCATACTTGCTCTTGAAGAACGGATTAACTGAACCCTTTGGTACAGCTCCGAACTCTGCCTGTGCTTTCACTAGCGCAGCGGCTAGTTCATTAATTGATTCTGACTTCATGATTCATCTCCTATTTCTTTTGCTGATATTAATTCGACATAACCGACGCTGTGAACGCCATGCTTTAGGGCTAACTCCCATGACCAGTCGTCGGGCCAGGTACTTGCTACTCCATTGAGGGGTAGGTCGTGGTCTACATCAAACTCTAGTACAACTCGGTAACGCTTAACTCCTGTGGGTTCGGCCATCAGTCCTTGTTCCTTCTCTCTAGGTTGCTTTCATTTATCCACACCTGACCGTCTCCGTCCTGTAGACATACCGTCTTGAACGAACAGTAGTCACACTGCCAGAACTTGCTGGAGTTGGGGTCTAGGCGTAGAGCTGAGCCGTTATCGTCCAGGGCAATACGGTCAGGCAGGTAGCCTGCGGTAAGTGCGCTGAAGATACCTTCTGAGCGGCGGATTTCATCGAGAGCGTCCTGTTCCCACTGCGAGCGGTCAATCCAGAACTCGGCCATGAAGCGGTTGTACTTCTCCACACCCATCTTCTCTGCCTTGTTAATGGACAATGCCTCGAACGTGGTCGAACCCATGACTATCTTCTCAATGACAATCTCAGGGTTGGCGGCCATGATGCCGAGGGCGTTCATACCAGCCTGCACGACTGCCTTCTTGGCTGGACCTTCTGGGTACTTCCAGTCGCCACGCATACGGTTCCAGCCGACCTGCTTGTCGAAGCCGAAGGTTCCCATGGTCTTTAGTTCCCAGAGCACGTGGGTACCAGGCACCTTGATGCCGAGGTCGGACACGGGGATAAGTGCGTCGCACGATCCGCTGATGTACTCGGTGCCACTTGGCACTTCGAACAGAGCGTTAGGGAACACTTCCAAGATTGCTTCCTGAAGTGCCTCGTGAACGATTGTCCCGATGCCAGTGACCCATGCACCGGCCTCGTCCATTGGCTCCGTTGGCTCGGCGTCGAAGGCGTAGTAGCCCTGCTGACGGGCACACCCAAACGATGAGCTGTAGCGCAGAGGTGTACCTAGCGCCGTTGGCTTAGGTGTCTGCGACTTCTCGTGCATCTTCTTTGCAAGCAGATGCGTAATGACTGGTTCTTTAATTGGTTCCATACCGACCTTTCCTTTTCTTCTGGAACTATTTTACTTTGATGCTGTTACATTGATTAATGTAATGCGGGTGAATCATACTTGTCAAGTATTTCTTTTGCCCATTTTACTAAATCTTGAACTCGCTGGCCTTTTGGCTGTCGAGTAACCCAAAGTTCTAGATTCTCTGGGCGGTTATCGTCTCTAATCCCGTTTATATGGTGGACGTTTTCATAAGGCAAAAGTTCCCTACCCAGTATTTCTTGCATAACTAACCTATGAACGAATTTATACTTGCCACCGATT